CACTTTTAAGGTGCGGTCAACTCGTCTAAATACCCCTTTAAATCTTTACCGCCATTAACCCCGTATGCCGTATCGGTAGTGCGCGCTGCACGTTCGTTACGCATCCGGATAATACTTTTTCGGTAAAACAACAATAATTGCCGGGCGGTGTAATCCAGTAGCGCAGGGTAGGGATGCCCATGCGCGACTAAATGCTCGATTACGCTTGCCCAGTCAAGGCGGCTATTGCCTCTGCCTGTTTGGCTTTGGCCATTTTCTCCAGTAGCGGACTCACGGCCTGACGGGTAAAAAAATCAGAGTTAACCGCCCACCACACCATCAGCAAGCCCTCCGCGTCTTCGCCGCTTAAGTTACCGACCCACTCTGCCGTCTTACCGCAGGATAAAGACACTAAAAACAACACATCATCGTAATGCTCGGCCACACAGCCTAATAGTGCGTCCAAGTCAAACTCTCCATGTGCCTGCGCTTCACTGAGGTTGGCGCGCAACGTGCCGATAAACGGCATAAAGCGAGCCCGATGTTGTAACTGTTGCTTTAAGGTGTATTCCTTTAGCTCTATTTGCTCACCACCAAGGGTGAGCGTTTGGTTGGAATAAAGGATAGCCAAGCTGTTATCGGCGACTGCCGCCGTATCCTGTTGCGTCATGGTTTAACCCTTATTTTTTAATCCGCATCGAACGACCAAAGCGTCCCAAAACTTTGTCGCCGGCCTTAGAGGTATCCGCCAACACTTTGCCCGTTAAAGGCAAGGCCCCGAGGGAATCTTCGTTGTTGATTAAATCCAAGGTTTCGGTCGGGTTAAAGTTGACCTTGTACAACTCGACCAAATTCCATTCGTTGTCTTCCGCCAGGTTTACGCCCTCGAAACGCAAGAATAAGTCGGTGGAGTTTACGGTCATCATTGCCACATTATCCACTTTGCCGTAGGAGTAAGAGACGGTTTGCGTGAAACTTGTTTGCGGCTTCAAAAACTCAATCGCCCCAAAGGTTTCATCAACGATATAGTCGGTGTTTGCTGTAAGGCTGTTAATTACCACGTTGCTGACATTCGGGTATTTCAGCGCGATGCGATCACCGGCTTTAATTTCGCTTGGTAACGCCTCACCTGTAACGGTTCCGGCCTGAATTTCGCTGTCCGTTCCCAATAAGGCAAGGGCTAAGTTTTCGCGGCTGAATTCGTGCAGAGTCATAGACACTTCGCCTTCGCGTGAGGTAATAATTTTACGCACTTCCAAACGCTGGCCACTGTAAGATTCTTTATGCGAAAAATCATCTACGGTAAATTTCACACTAATTGCCGACACATCACCAATCCAGCGTTGCGTGCCGACTACGCCTTCCGGCGTGCGGCTTGCTAAATACACCCGGCCCTGACCGTAGCTATAGGTTTCAACTCTTGCCATTTATTGTTCTCCTCGTATTTGTTTTTCGGATTTGTCAGTATTGACGTTTTCGCCGATGTTTAAACCACAGATAAACTCCGCGTCTGCCTCACTAACCTCTAACTCTTCCCCTGCCTGATACACCCTTCCTGCGTGCGTATGGTGGGTAAATAACTTGATTCTACGTTCTTTCATGACCTACTCCATTGAGCGCGGCATAACAAACTCCACGCTAAAAATAAACGGGTAATATCCCCAACCGTCGATATACTCGGCGTTAAGGTTTCGGGCAGCTCGCGTAATGGGCAACGTGCGCTCATTAATTTTAAATCCGCTTAACGAGCGTAACGTTTTAGTGATAAGCTCGCCCGCCAACTCATCGGCGTCGGCATATAGACTGCGCTTATCTGCAAGATTGACCACTACCGCCACAATCCATTGTTGCGTCACATACTGCGCCTTACCGACACCGCCGTGCGCCTCCGGTTTTGTGTTGATCACATCACCGTGATAAATCACATAGGCACAAGGCGAGCGTTGTGCATCGCGCGAGATATTGGCCAGATTGCCCGCTTTTAAGACTGCCTTAAATTCGGGGACAGTTTGTTTTAACCGCTCAACAATTGCCGAGCCTGCAAACAAGTAATTCATCGCCCAAACACCTTTGACCCGGTTTCGATAAACGCCACCTGTTGCTCACCTGCCGCCTCGCCGTTTTCGTCCAGCCCCAACGACATTTTGCCGGCAGCAATCTCTTTTAACTGGATCACCCGTTGCTGATAACGGATATATACGGTGCTGTCTTTATCCAGGGTGTTATACAAATAATAACGGGCTACATCACACGCAATTCGGTTGAGTGATAATGGGATATGTTCAATCGGTAGCACATAACGCACCGATAAATACATATCAATCTCTGCCTGAGCGTCCACAATGGCCTTTTCGACCTCTGTGTCACTTGACGTTAAGCGGTAGATTTCATCCTCACTAAACGTGTCAATCAAATCCTGATGCGTGCAATAACCCATGCAATCCCCCTACACGGCAAAATGACACTCTAACCACGGGTCATCATTTAACGCCAGCACCTGTTCTTCAGTTAAATCGCTCACCAAAATTTCGACTTCGTCGGTTTTGTTAAAGCGATAACCCGCCCGCCCGTAGCTATCATGCGGATGCATATCACGCAAGCGCACAAATACCGCACGTGGGGTAAATTCCGCTTGTGCCGGCTCATCCGATACTGCTTGTGCGTTGTCTTGCGCATTAGCTTGTGCGTTATCTTGTGCATTAACTTGCAACACTTCCTGCACTTCGGGTTGCGTTTCGGTTATCCCGGCAGTATCCGTGGGTTCCTGCAACATTTCGTCGGTTGTTTCGTTTTCCGGTTTTTTTGCCATTTTAAAGCCTCTTTAAAAGCCCCGGTCGGCAGACCGTTACCGGGGAATACACACTATTCGTTGATAAACGGCGAGGATAACACTTCTAGCTCGTTTTCAAGGATGTTAGTCGTACCGTTAATGGTTTTGGTCTTAAACAACTCTTTGGCTGCATATTCCAACTCGGTCGGCACCAGGATTAAATTCGGCTGGATGTTTAACATCTTGCCGCCGTCACCTTTTAAGCCCTTCATGGTCTCAATGACTTTCTGCACGTTTTCTCTGGTCAGTTTGGTTTTTTCAACGCGGTGGATTAATTGCCAAAAACCGAATCCGGCTGCGCCGCGGGCGCGGACACCCCACAGGTATTCATCTTCCATAAAGACGCGGTCGGATTTTGCCGGGTCAAACTTGGCGTCAATTTCCGGTGCGGTACGTTTTTGCCAAATCAGCGGTTTGATTGGCAAACGCGTGTCTAAAACGTAAAACGTCGGTGCGTCATTATCCGTTCCCACAGTCAAGTTCACTTGCGTGGTTTGATTACCGGTACCGTCCACTTTTTCGAACACCGGGTGGTCGGTATCAAAAAAGTTTTGTCCGTCATAACACAGGGTGGTTTTACCTTTTTTCAACAAACTAAATACTTCATCGTCCGGCAATTCGGCGGCGGATTGACCGGCAAGGCGCACTATTGGTAAATATAGTCCGACTTGGTCGTCTTCGATTTCTTCACGCGGGATACCAACGGTTGATTCGAATTTTTTGTTGGTAATGCTGGTGCCTTGCGCCTGCATATTTTGGATTTGACGTTGACCTACCCATTCGCGCATTTTCGGAAATTTACCCAAAAAGCCGTAAGTATTGGTTTTAGTCGTCGATGGGATTTCCATCGCAATTTTGTCCCATTGAATCGGGTAACTTTCCAAGCCCGCCGCAAACTCTTTGCGAAAAGCTTCGGTGATATGGTTAAGCACTTGTGCTTTATTGACTGCCATTATTTAGTCTCCTTGCTGTCGATATATTTTTTGGCATATTCCGCATCGCTCATACCCAGCATTTTTGCGGTTGCTTGATGTTCGGCACTTAACGCCACCGTTTTCTGCGCAGGCTCACCCGCTGCCTGCGGCTGACCGCTCAACGCCGCCACAGCCGGTGCTTTGTCTAAATAAGCGGTCAAATCCGCAACACTTAACGACTCCGCCCAGGATTTTAATGCCGGGGCTAATTTGCCTTGACTTAATGCGGCGGTAATTAATTCGGCCTTTTTATCGGTCTCTACGGTTTGCCGTAACGCATTTAAATCCGCCTGCAACGCCACCACGGTTTCTACCGGCACAAATTTAGCCGGGTCGGGGTTGCCCGCCTGCGCGGTAAGTGCCGCAACGGATTGCTCTTTTTCGGCTAATTTGCCGTACACATCCAACACCGCCACCGGGCTGTCACCTTTAGCCGCAGTAAGTGCGGCCACTTTTTGTTTAATCTCGGCTTCTGTGGCGTTTGCCTGTAACGCAAATAACGCACACAATGCCGCGAGTAATTCTTTATCCATTTTTTTTCCGTCCTCGTCGGTTGTTAAATCAAAATATTGACTGGCCGCAACCATAGCCTCATCCATGCCGTCCAGTGCCGGCGTATTGGTTAGCGCGGCGTGAAAGATTTTGCGCACATAGCCTTGATTGTCATAGGCAAATACCGCAGAAATATAACGGTATTCACCGTTTTTGATGTATTCGGCCGCTTTGTCCGTCCAGCGTACCTCGGCAAAAATACCTTGCGGGGTAAACGATAGATAATCCATCCAGCCTGCCGACGGGGCCTCCTTGCCATTGGCACGGCTATGCAAAATCTGATGCTCATAATCAATCGGGAGTTTATTGCGTTGACTGTTAGCAAGAGCTACTACGTCCGCGCCGTTATCGTCTGTTACATACCATGCCTCCACGTCGGTCGGTCGCCCGTCGGTCGCGCGGAACTTACCGTACGGCAACAACTGGATCACACCGTATTTGGCTTGATTGATTTCCGCGCTGGCAAAGGCGAGTTTAAGATTGCCCATAAAAATGCCCCTAAAATTGAGATTTCAGGGGCATAATAAGCAATAATTTAAGGGTTACGAATAGGAGGGGATTCAACGCGATGGGGATTTTTTGCAAAATAGTTGGTTTGTTTTATCTTAGACCCTTTTTAAAACCTTTTTAAATCTTTTTAAATCTTTTTAAAAAATTTAATTTGATACTTTGTACCGCTAAAACATAAAAGCGCGCTATGCGCGATTTAGGCGCATTTTTGAGATTATCCGATTAAACGTTTAAAATAGTCCTGTATATCGTCTAGGATATCCTGCTCATCTTGCGTGGTCAATATCAAAAACGGACGAGCCGGAATCGTCACCTTTTTACCCCGCCCGGCTTTACCGCCAAATTGATGGATGGCGGCATAAGGTTCATTGGTGCCAACCGCGGCACTGTCATTATCATAACGACTTGTGATACTGTTCATCAGATTTTCGGTATCGACCAAGGGCGTGCCTTTCCGGTGTTTTATCGGCAACCACCGAGGACGACCACCGACATCAAAGTTTTGTTGTACCGCAGATTCCATTGTGCCGGCAATACTACGCATTAACGGCGTGCGGTCTTTGGCGGCATTAGTAAGCCTTTTTAACGTCGCCGTGACTTGTTTATTATCAACATCAATTTCGATCATAACTATTGCCAAAAAAAATAAAGAGGGTATATTCATCATAGCCACTAGAAAAGCGATGAATCTCGAAGATCGCGAGCAAAGAGGTGAAATAGACTCGGGACTGTGTGCGGTGGGTTCGAGCCCCGCCTAGTGGCTTACTCCTTAAATGCCTTTTCCCATTGCTTATCGCTAACCAACCTAAAAGACTGTAAAAAAATTTCGTTTTCTTTACTTAATGCTTTCAAGACCGCAAGCAATTTTTTGCCATTTATATCTCTGTAAAACTGATACCCGAATTTATCTGCCACAATTTTATCAGGCGCATTAATTATATCCGGCAGAGCCGCATACTCCTCAAGCCCAAAATCCTGGCCGCCACGACTATTAAACTGCTTGATTAAGGTGTCATCCGAAAGCCACACTGTGCCGGTATTGACTTTCAGCAGCGCTTTATTTTCCTCAGTCAACACACCGGCGGCAAATTTGAGGTTTTTTGTCAAACTGTCACGCACGTGCAACATTTGCTCGGCAGTGAGTTTCCCCCCTTCGATGGCGGATGATTGTTTTGCCTCATCTACCTGTTTAGCCAGTAGATTAAAATTGTGTACAAATTCGCCCCCGCGCATCTCCACTTTGGCAAACTGGTGTGCCAGTTTTTCCGGGTATAAGTCTAAATTCGGTTTATAGTTAAGTCGTCCCACATTGTAGTCAAAACCTTTATCCGCCACCCGCACCGTACCGTCAGGCAGTTTAAAGCCGACAGTGGTTTCGCGGTTGCCGAACTTGTCGGCAGGACGGGCTACCTCAACCAATAAACCGTCGCTATTATCCGGCTTACTCAAGCCGCGCCGGGCTAAATCACGCTCTGCCAGGGCAATCACCGTACAGCGACAATTAAACCCATTAGGTGGGTAAAAAGTCGTCCAAAACGGATCATCGTAGCGATAAATTTTACCGTTTAATGCCAAATGTGCCGGGCGGGTTCGCTCGTCGCCCACGGCGGAATATTGCCAATAAGGGCGGTTATCCACATTATCGCGCAGACGCTGATAGCGTGCCGCCGCATAGGCGGATTGCATATTGACCCGGTAAATGGTATTGAGCCGGCGTGGCGTGCCGAAATACTCGCCCGTTTTGGGGTCGGCCAGTAAATAACCGTCAATGCCACGACTGATCCGTTTATCCTTACCAAATACCCAGCCTTTGCGCTCAAACTCGCCAACCAGTTCTTTTTTCCATTGATTAAAGCCCTTCCCCTCACGCATAGCGGTTTCTAACGATTGATAAATGTCTTTCGTCATCTCCAGGCTGGTTAGGCGTGCAATCGTCGTTGCCTTAGCCAGTGCGCTGTCATGTAACGCTTTCGCTTGCACCTTGCCTGCCAGCATTTTCTTCTGACGCAGGTATTCTACGGCTTCCGTCGGCTCCATGCCGATGGCAAATTTAATCGCGTCCGGCATTTGCCGCTCCTAACAAGTCTGCCAAAAACAAAGCACTGGTTAAATAATCCTGATGGGCTTGTGAGGTCAAATCCGGGTAAAGCTCGGCCAGCTTATCCGCCGCCTCCTCGTAACTGTTACACGCGCTTAACACCGCAACGGCTTTTTGCACCATCGGGTCGAGCTGTTGGTTAAAGTCGACCCGTGTCAATCCGTCGTCGACTAACTCGTCCAGCAAATCCTGTTCGGTTTTATCTTGTCCGACCGATAATGCCGCACGTCGCCCGTGCCCCAAGCAACCGGCACATTGGCAACCGACTACATGTGCCGAAAGTGCGGTTGGTTTTTTATCTTGATTTAAATCCTCGTTAAACTCGGTTTTAACAACACTTAAAACTGCCTCCCCCTCTTGCGCATCAGGGATGCCTAATTTTTCACGCGCCCATTTTTCCGGCACCTGCATACCCACCCCAACCAGCTTTGGCAGAGCGTCGGCGTATTTAGTTAAATCCTCGCGCTCTTTGGTGTCAAACTCAAAGCGTGGCATACGACTAAGATCTATATTCGGGTCGATGTTAAGCTGCAAAAACGGCAAGATGACCTGTTGTGTCACGGTTTGCGCAATTTGTTTGGCATCTGACACTAGCAAATCGTGCCGCACCTCATTGTGGATATTACCCAGCGCGTTGGTTGCGGTTTTACCGTCCACACCGGAGGTCAGCGTTTGGCCTAAAATAATGCGTGCGATAGTTTTCTCACACCAGTAGACCATCTGCAAAAACGGGTTGCTTTGCCCACTATGGCTGGCCGCATTATGCAGTTCAATTTGCATTGACTCCGGCATAATACCGGCCGCGTTATGGCCGATTTGCGCAAGCGCACGCAACAACGTCTTTTTCTCGTCGGCGGTTGCGCCCGCACCATATTTACCGATGCGAATCGGCATGCCGTAGAGCTCCAAAAACTCGGCAAAATCGTGCACACTGTAATGTTTAAACATATAACACCACGCCAGCGTGCGATAAAGCCCCATGCGAGCGGCTTGCGCCGTGCGCGACTTATGCGTATGTACAACCCACCCGAACGGGCGCAACGGTTCACCCATCGGATTAGACGGGGTTTTTAACAGCAAATTATCGTCCTTATCCAACTTAAACCAAGCCTGTGGGATGGGCTTAAATTTAAGCGGCCATTGCTTACCCTCCAGCAAATGCCATTGGATTTCCAGCGCGCTAAAGCCGTGCCCCACCGCGTCCATGCAATCCAGTAAAAAATCATCTAGATAGCCGATGCGGTTAAACAGGGCTTTCACTTCCTCGGTGTGTTTTTCCTCCTGCGGGCTTGCGTCATCAGGGGCGACAATATCCCAGTCCAAGGTCAATAACGCCCGCTTACGGGTGCTAATGTTGGCTGCAATATCCCCATCGCGCTCCTCAATATCGACAAACAGCTCATGCTGGGCGGTAATATCGCCCATTTCCGCGTCCTCTAAAATGCTTTTTAGTTTAGCGGGCGTGATTTTTTCGCTGGGGTGGTCGGCAATTACCCGACCGCTTGCAGTGACCTGTGCTTCTTCAGTTTGCGTTTCGGCATGCGGAGTCAATAACTGTTTCATCGCCGCTTTGGCTTTATCCCATAAATTTGCCATCATTTAAATCCTATTTAATGTTTCCATTTGCTGTACCCGAGATCGTTATCGTCATATTCATCATCGTCCAACGCGTCCAGGCCCATCCATTCAATTGGTGCGGCGCAGCTCGCCGCATTCTTAAAGAGCATTTCTAACGCGTCCGGCCCGTCATCGTGGTCTGCCTTCGGAAAATGGCGCAATTGCGCAATTAAGGTGGCTTGACTACCATGTAGCATAATCAGTCCGTTTACCATATGCGGCTGTAGGCTCTCAATACGCAACATCTTGTCCGTATTAGGTTTAATTGCGGTTGCCGGCACCGGACAGCCACGTTGAGCCGAGCGTTTAACCAGCTCATCCTTTAAAAACTCCTGAAATTGCACGGTCTCCACAAACCAGCGTTGACAGTGATATTGCTTGTGTAGTCTGATCACATCCTCAATAATCAAATCCGGCAGGCGTTTTTTGATTTGCGCCTCGACCACGTATAATTTACCGGTGCTGCGCTGATAACCGCCCACCAAAATCGCCGACGGGTCACGACTAGCCCCTGCTTTACCTAATGAGGGGTCAAGCGCACCAAAATAAATCAAATCCGACGGTAGCTCCGTCCAGTAACGGATAGCATTAGCAAAAATTGCGTCCTCACTGCTCACCGGGTCGTTTTGATACTCGGAATCAAAGGTAGCGTGGCCATCACGGGCACGGATTTTCATCAGTGCCAGCAACGGACGCGCCGCCCAGCTGATTTCCGCGCCCTTATCCATTGCCGCGCGGTTGGCGTAATAAAACGCGTCAGCAACCGCCTCGCCCTCATTAAGATAAAAACTCTCCCATTTATCCCATAATGCCATATCGTCCGGCATTTTTTTCAGGGCTTTAAATTTGGCGGTCTTCCAGGCTTTCGAGCTCAAAGTGCGGTTTAGTACACTGTCATAATGTAGGATAGTGCCGATATAGACCACATCCATCTTTTCGCCAGGCACCCCTAACGGCAGGACGGTTTTCTTTAGCCAGTCGTGCAGCTTGTCGCGTTGCTCCGCGCTACGTACCAACTCGTCGTTTTCAATATCGTCCAAAATAACCAAATCCGGACGATATGCTCCATGACGTAAGCCCCGCAATCGTTTGCCGGAGCCCGCAATTTCCACTTTCTGATTAGCTTTGGTTAAAATCGTGGTCGCCTGCCATACCCGACCTTGCCCGGCCACTTCCGGGAAGTCAATTTTTAGTCGTTGGTTAAATTCCAATTCTACTTTTATTGACTCAAGCATAGGGTAGGCTTGGTTAATGGAGTCCATCACGATCAGGGCGTAACGCTTTTGCTGGGTGATTAAGCAATACACGGTTAATAATTGCGACACTAAGGTGGATTTAGCCTCCC